AACGTGGGCAGTGGTACTGTCATCCCGCGTCTATCCATCGACGCCAAAGGCCGCGTGACTGCGCTCTCGACGGTCGCAATGGCTGCGCTGACGACGACGCAGATTGCCGGATTAGCGACGACCGCGCCATCCGCGCTGGCAACAGCGGCTGTAGTTGGACTGTCCACGTTTGCCGCCAGGGCAGATCATCAACACGTTTTCCCAACCGCCGCTCAAGTTGGCGCGCTTGGTGCGACTGCAGCAGCTGGCGGCGACTTGGCTGGAAACTATCCGTCTCCAACGCTGGCCGCCATCACGACCGCTCAGGCCAACGTGGGCAGCGCAACGGCGATCCCGGTGATCAGCACAGACGCAAAAGGGCGCGTGACGGCGCTGAGCACTGTGGCGTTTTCGGCACTGACGACAAATCAAATCGCAGGGCTGAGTACCGCGGCGGGCGCAGCGTTGACCACAACCGCCATTGCTGGGGTGTCCGCGTTTGCGGCACGCGCAGACCACACGCATCTGTTCCCAACTGCGGCCGAGGTGGGCGCTATATCCACAAGCGGCGGCACAATCTCCGTGAACTCGGCTGGCAATGCGTTGCAAATAACGCAGACAGGCACAGGCAACGCTTTAGTTGTGGAGGATTCTGCTAATCCTGATTTTACGCCTTTTGTAATACGGCCCACAGGTGATGTAGGCATCGGAACGTCTAGTCCTAATGCAAAACTACATGTTAGCGGGACTATTTATTTGACCCAAAACATAAGCGTGGGGGGAGCAAATGTCGGCACAAGTTCGGTTGGCGCCGTGACTAGAGTGATTTCTATCAGCAACGCCGGAAATCCACCCGAAACGCCTCCTCCCGACGGGGGTGTGATTTATGCCCGAGCAGACGGCGCTTTAATGTACCTTAGCCCGTCGGGGACGCTTTCAACCATAGCACCCGCCTAAATCCCGATGAACTGGATCGAATAACATGCCATCTCTCAACTCTCCAATTCTCACCGGCGACGTGTCCGGCGGGCTGCACTCGACCAGCGTCGACAAGCTCAAGGGCAACGCGGTGGCAGCAACAGCGCCAACAACGGGGCAGACGCTCCTGTGGAACGGTACAGCATGGGCACCTGCTACGCCATCCAGCGGGGGCGGAGGGGGCGCAAACGGGCTAACCTATTACCTAAACCAGTCCACTGACGCAGACGCTCCCGTGACTAACATTCCCGGCACGCCTAAGCAGTTGGGACGCACTGGGCAGACGACGCAGGTGGATGTTACGACGGGCAGCCTGACGCCAGACACATGGACGCTGGTCGCTGGCTTTGTGAGCGAGGCCACGCCACAGGATCCGGCGACGACGCTCATTCCGGCAGGGCTGTGGGACTTTAACGTCTGGGCGCTGGGCGTTGCTGACCAAAACCACAGCAACAGCATCCGGCTCAAGGCTTACATCTACAACGGCACCACGCTGACCGCGCTGGGCACGTCTGCGGTGCAGGCAATCGGGGCAACGTCACAGCAGTACTCGGTGTCAATGCTGGTGGAGCAGACGACCATCCTTGCAACGGACCGCATCTACGTTGCCATTGAGGCGCTCGCGACTGCCAACGGGCACACGGTGACGGCGCAGTTTGGCGACAACACGCCGAGCCATGTCCATACCTCACTTGGCCTAATCGGAGGCACCGGGCTTTGGAAAAACGTGGCGGGAGTGCTGCAATCACCGGCGAGCCTGCTTGTTAACGCTGACGTGGACGCGGCTGCCGCTATTGCGCAGAGCAAGATTGACGGGCTGACTGACGCTCTGGGCGCAAAAGCTGCACAGGCTCAGGTGGACGTTTACAGCACGGCGGGAACGTTTACATGGACCAAACCGGCAAACGCAAAATTGGTAAACGTTGTTGTGATTTCTGGTGGTGGCGGAGGGGGGTCTGGCCGAAAGGCTGGCATTGCTGCTCAGGCATCTGGGGGGGGTGGCGGAGGAGGTGGATCGTATTCCTTTCGCGACATCGCCGCTTCATTGCTAAATGCAACTGAACTTGTTACGGTTGGAAGTGGTGGGACTGGAGGCGCTTCCGTAACAGCCAACAGCACAAACGGAACCATTGGTGTAGCTGGAGGAAACTCTTCCTTTGGAACGTGGGTACAAGTGAACGGTGGCGGTGGCGCTGGGACTGCAACAACCGCAAGTGGACCTGCTGGGGCAGGTTCAAGTTCCCGCGCCATGTTTCCGGGCGGTAACGGATCAGCGGGCGGTGGAGGGGCAGGGGCACTTACTGGTGGTTCAAATGTAAATGTTTCAAGTGCAGGAGGAGGCGCAGGAGGGGGGCTTCCTGCTTCCGCAACGGTTGGATTTTCAGGAAGCGCGGGAGGAACTGCGCTTGGATCGTGGTTCAGCGGTGGCACTGCCTCTGGCGGAACGATTGGGGGCAACGGCGCATCTGCGCCAAACGTCGCAGCAGGGTTTGCTGCTAGTGGCAGCGCAGGCGGAGGTGGTGGGTCAAGCGTCACTGGCAACGCAGGCAACGGTGGCAACGGCGGGCTTTATGGCGGCGCAGGGGGCGGCGGAGGCGCGGCTCTCGATAACGTCGGCAACTCTGGTGCAGGCGGTGCAGGGGCGCAGGGCATCGTGATTGTCACCACTTATTTCTAGCGCATGTCCTTCCTCTCCAAACTCCTCCCCACAATCGGTAACCTCCTCGGTGGCCCGCTCGGCGGCGCTGCCGTGGAGGCCGTTGGCAAAGCGCTTGGGATGAGCGAGGCGACAACCGACAAGGTGCAGCGGGCGCTGACCTCGGGCAATTTAACGGCAGAGCAGATTGCCGCCCTACAGGCGGCCGACCTGCAACTCAAGACGAGGATGGCGGAGCTGGGCATCGACGCCGAAAAGCTGGCAGCCGAAGACCGCATGAGCGCCAGGTCGATGCAAACTTCAACGGGCTCATGGGTGCCGCCGGTGCTTGCTTGCGTTGTCACCGGGGGCTTTTTTGGAATCCTCATCGGGCTGCTCACCGGCGATCTGAAACTGTGGGAGTCCACGACGTTGTCGCTGCTGATTGGCAGCCTGAGCACGGCGTTCTCCGCTGTGCTTGCGTTTTACTACGGGGCGAGCTTCAAGCCTCCCGCAAAATGATCGAGGAACTCAAGCAGGCGGGCGTTGATCTGGGACTCGCCATGGCGGGTTTTGCTGGCTCTGTGCTGATGTCGTCTAAAGAGGCCGGCAGGAATCTGCCGCGCACGCTGGCAAGCCTTCTGGGGGGCGCCGCGAGCGCAAACTACGTGACGCCGTTAATTCTGAAGCTGGCACGGCTGGACGGGGAGCCGCAGTACGCTTACGCAGCGGCGTTCCTGCTCGGCTTCTGCGGGCTCCGGGCGGTGGAAACAATCAGCGCAAAATTCATCACAGATGACAGCAGCAACCGCAATAAACGCAACCGCTAACGGCATTCTGGCCGTCTCCGCGCTGCATTTGGTGTTCCGAGTCTTTGGGCATCCCGAGTCGGCAATCTGGCGCAAGCCGTGGGCCGCAATGCTCTGCAAAGGCGCCACCACCGTGACAGTTTGCGGCGCGCTCTGGAATCTGCTAACGCTTTCGAGTCCCGCGGCATCCGAGGTGCTGCTCAATATCGGCATCGCCGCCAACTTCGTGTGGATCTCTTTTTTTTATGACCGTCCTACCCGTACCCAACATTCCCGGCCATCAAGCAAAGTACCTGGGGGCAACGCCGCCCGCGGGGCTGCAAATCCTCGCCCCCGTAAAAAGAGTCCTCCCGCCCGCAGGAACTGAGGGAAATGGGCTTCCGCCTGCGACGATTTCGCCGTACAGTGGGCTCTATGATGAAACCGGACGACTTCCACGCGTGCCCGGACCGGGACTCACTTTTGTCGCTCATGCTTAACTCTCGGCATTTCTTGGACTTGGCGACCGTGAACCTCGCAAACGTGGGCGCACTCGCCATTTCTTTGAGCGAAGCCGAGCAGTGGATCCGGATCGCAAGCTGTTTGCTGGCGGCGATCTTCACTTCCATCAAAATTGTGGAGTCCATCCGCGCACTCAAAAAATGAACCTCTCACCGCGCGGCATCGCCAAAATCATCGACTGGGAGACGGGCGGGGAGCGCTACTACGACCGGCACCCGGAATGGCCCGGCGAGGCCAGTGGGATCACCATCGGCGTTGGCTGGGACCTCGGGCATTCGCACGCGGGCGAGACAACCAGGGCATGGTCGCCGCACCTCGACAAAGCCACGCTCGAGATTCTCGTCGCGCTGACCGGACACCGCGGGGAGGCTGCACAGGTCCGGCTCCCGCACGTTAGGCACCTGGTGATCCCGTGGGCGGCTGCGTTGGCCGTGTTTCAGGACGTGACGATTCCCACCTGGTACATCCGCACGCTGCGAATTTATCCGCAGGTCGACGAGCTGCCGGGCGACTGCGCGGCGGCGTTGGTGTCGCTGGTATTCAACCGTGGCCCGAACTTGACCGGCGACCGGCGCAAGGAGATGGCCGAGATCCAGCGGTTGCTCCGCGTGGGCGAGCTGGGCGGCGTGCCTGACCAGCTGCGCGCGATGAAGCGGCTCTGGCCTGACACGAAGGGGCTGCGGCGGCGGCGGGATGAAGAGGCCGAACTGTTTGAGGCTGGGCTTGTTCCGGCGGGCGAGTAATTTTCCGACCAGCGCACCGGGTGCCGAATGCTGCGCAGGGAGATCCTGCGAGGGGTTGCGATTTCCTCATGAAACAAAGGCACCGCGCTTGACTAGCAAAGCACGCTGCGTAGGGTGCGGGCATGGACACACAACCATCCCCTGACTGGGACCCCGTCGTCGGTCTCCGCGAACTCGCCGCCATCTCTTGCCTACAGGTGCTGATGCAGCGCGACAACCACCCGCTCCGCGAGCCGCAGGGGCCTGAGGAACTGGCTCAGGAGGCCATGATCTACTCAGACGCCTTGGTGCGGAAGCTCATCAACTGGCAGAAAATGAGGCTCGAGGGCATCCTAAACCGCTGACCGCCATGGAACTTACATTAGCGCAAAAACGCGCGGCAGCTGGTGCCATCGGCGGCAAGGCGCGCAGCGAAAAAAAGACCGAGGCAGTGCGCCGCAACGCATCGCTGCCACGTCCTAAAGCGCGCATTGCCAACGCTTTGAAACGGGCAAAAAATAATTTAACAAAAGGCTAGCAAAGCAATTTTGTTTAGCTAAGATGGGCCCATGACAACGAACACCGCACTGAACGACGAACCCGAAACTTACGAAGAAATGGAAGACCGGCTGGCACTTGAAGCCGAGTATGCCGCAGAAGAACTGGCAGAAGATGTCCGCAAAGGGCGCGCATCTTTTGACTTCTAGGCCGAAACGCCCGAGGGGGCGTCCGACCCGTAATGCGGGCGCTGACGAGGCCGTCAGAGTGAGACAACCAACCGAGACAACCAACCGAATAACTACCATGACAACGACACCCGCTCCCGCCCGCAAAATTTCCGCACGCTGGCACATATTCGATGCCGTCCACGGCTACGCGACGATTCAGCCGCATACCATTCGTTACTACCGCAACGCTCGGCACCCTTACGGTTGGCAGGTCGGTTTTACCTGCAAAATCCGCCGCATCGACGGTAGCCTTGCCGACGGAAATTACGGCGCGCTCGGCATAACTCGCAATGCCGCCATGTCCAACGCGTTACCGCGACGCTAGCATGTTCCCGCTGAGCGTCCGCACGGCGGGCGTTCCGGGGAGCAAGCAAGCTCCAACAACAACCAACCAAAATGAGCACATCACACTACAGTCGCCCGTACCGGGCAACACCGCCGCCGCCGAACACTCGCCGGTGGACTTCCGCAAAACTCGGCACCATCGGCGCGCTGCTGCTGGTGGACATGGCCGCGCTCCTCGGGAGCCAGGACATCGTGGAATCGCTGTTCCTCGCCGCTCTCGTCGTCGTCAACTGCTGGGCACTCACACGGCAATGAGCTACACCATGAATGGGAAACCGCTGTGGTGCCGCCCGGCACGCACGCGGGGAGGCAGCGAAGCGGTGCGGGACACCGATACCGACGAAGTTGCGGCGGAACAGCTGGGGATTCTGGCGGAGGCCGCGCAGCTGGTGGCCGACGGGATCCGCGCAGGGCTGGTTTATCGTCCCGCCGCCGAGTTTGACCCCACCGGCAAACTCCGGATGGATCGGCCGAACAACGTTTGGAGCCGCTGCGACACTTGCCACCAACAATTCCAGCGCGGCAAAAAGAGCGAGTTGACGACGTG